CGCTCAGGGTGTCACATTGTCAAGCAATGTTCATGTGGCCGGCGGTTTGTGGGCCAACAATGCCGTCAACAACTAGCCCGTTGTCCTTTTGGTATTGGCGTACTCGTTTGTCTGTGTTCGCACCGAAATCGCCATCAACAACAATTGGTTTGCGGCCGGAACTGTTTTTGTAGCCGGCAGCTGCAAGGGCGGTTTGTACGGCTTTCACGTTGTCGCCTTGATCACCGAGCCGGCATGTTTTCCAACCTGTCACGGTGTCTTCGGCTGGTACATGGGTGCCGAGTGGGAACGATGACATTGTTGCGTCAACCCAATCGGTGGTGTCGGCGTGGTCGTTGTCGATCTCGATGTGTATCCAATCGCCTGAGCCGCCGCCCTTAATCACGCCAGGCTTGTAGACGTTCCAATCGTCACGGTCGCAACGCCAACCGCGACCACCTGAGCCGTATTCGTAATCTGCCAAGTACTCAAGGCCGATGTCATCGGCAACCGAAATCAACCAATCAATCACTTTTTCGAGATCGGCACGGCTGCAGCCAGGGCGACCAGACCAAGCACGCCGAGAAAGATCTGCGGCACGGCCTGTGGCGTGAACTGACATGCCAGACAGGTTTGAGGATTGTGAGCCACGCTTTTTGCGTACACCAAACGTGCCGTTGTTCCACACCTGCCGGCCTGAAGCGTTTTGGATTGCGGCAACTAATGCTTCGGTGCCTGCACGCTTACCTGAGGCGATTTTGTCGCTTCCTGTGTACGGTCTCATGCTTCCACCTTAGGTTTTGCAAGGCGCTGTTTTGTGGCGGCCTTTACTACAGCGAGGCCTGCGCCGATCGCAGCTGCACCGGCGGCTTTCCAGCCTGCACCAACCATGTATGACGCGATGCCGGCTTGTACAGCGGTTGCTAATGCACGTTCGGCGTAGTCACGCATCTGTTCATTCGTCATCTTTTCTTTTTCCTTTCATGCCGTTAGAGGCAAGCACACCTGAAAGTGCGCCTGTAAGAAATAGCACCATCGGGTTCAGCACAGACCATGCTGCGGCATCGTTCGGTGATTGGTACTCGATTGGTTGTGTCACAAACAACAAGCCGTAGAGAATGACCGACATTGCAAGTACAAACGAGAACGCCAAAGCGCAACCGACAACAAACACAAGGCGTGCTTTCAGTTCCTCAGCCTCATAACGGTTCGCTGGTCTAAACATTTCGACACTTGTTCCCTAATCTCATGCCACACGAATGCACCAACACATCAGGGCAAGTGCCCCAAACGCTGCACTTAGGCGGCAAACAATCCTCAGTAGTCCAATTGTCGGGATTTTGACACGGATACCGATAACCACCATCGAAGCCACAGCCGGCGGTGATCAGGATTGTTGCGGCCATCATGGCTGCTTTCACTCCTGCAGGCCCCACATGCCGATAAGCAGCAACATTAGGCCAACTGCAATGATGGTTGCGCCGCGTATCACGCCGGCAGCCCCTCTTCTGGTTTTTCGGTGCCAACCTGAGCGTCAATCCACGCAGACCACTCTTCGGTAGTCATCACGGTCACTTCGTCGTCAACCTGCACAAATACGGTGCCGTCAGGGTGTAGTTGTTCTAGTTCTTGTCGTGTCCATGTAGCCATGATCGTCACCCGTCGTTAAATCCGTAAACCCGAATAGTGCCACCCGTCAGAGTTCCGCTTGAGGGTGCAAACGTGAATTGGTCTGTAGTTGTGTCTAGGTCGTATTGTCCGCCTGAAATGAATGGGTAAGTGGAATACACGCCTTGACTTTCAAATCGTGTTCGCCCCGTGTTGTTAGGGTTGTAAACGATTACTCGCAATGCAGATTTGTTGGTGTCCATTAACCCAAGATAGGCTACGGGGTTGCCTGCCAAGTTGTAAACGGTTGCTGTTGCGACGCCTTGCCAGAGCAACGTCGTTGATTTCCAACCTGTTGCACTTGTTAAATCGGCTGAATCAATCGTCAGCAAGGCACCACCTGACGGGTCGATTTGGTCGAATATGAACAGATAGTTGTTGAATCCTGTGATCCCGGTCACGGTTACCGATGAAACACCACTACCAACGGTTTGTGTTTTGACCAGCACCAGACCTGATGACTGGTTTAGGTCTGCTGCCGTGAGCACATCGCCTGACGAATAAGGGAAACCCATAGTTCTATCCTAATCTGTTCGTGTCCAACACGCCGAGAGTGTCCGAATCCAACACAAACGACTGATAATCCTGCGCCGGCAACAAGTCGAGTGTGATTGTTGTGCGGCCTGGTGTTGCGTTGACTGTCATACCTGAAATAACACATTTCGCTGTGATCTGGCTGCCACCACTTGGCGTGTAAGTAATGTTGCACGGTGCAAAAATTGAGGGAAACAGCGAATGCAGTTCTGTTTCTCCTGTTGCACCGTTTGCTTTTTCGATCAATTCAACGCTTGTAGTTAGTGTGCGCGGTATGTAACGCGCCTCGCTTTGTCGTTTAACCCAAAATGAAGCAGCTCCGCTTGCGCCAGCCGAGTTGCCTGTGTCGTTTTGTACTGTGTTGCCTGTTTTTGCGTAATAGCGTGCGCGTGTTCCATATTTGTTTTCTGCAACGGTGTCGGTGGCGGTTGCGCTAGGGCCGCTTGTCATTCCTGATTCGATGTTGGTTTGTGTCGTGATGTCGTCAAAATTGAAACCAAAAGTCAGATCAGAGAACGCGAGTGTTGTACCTGTTGGCGATTCTGAAAATGCGAATTCGTTAAAATAAAAAGTATCTTGCGTCAAACTGCGCCCGATGTATGCGATGTTGTATTGAATCGAGTTTGCGAAAGCAAATGGAAGAATGCTGTTTGGTGCAGCGATGCACGGATAACCGCCAAAGATTGTGCGGTTAATGTAATCAAGGGATGTCACGTTTGTAGCTGCAGGTCTTGCCAGTTTGTCAGGCGCGTTGGCTCCTTCAGGATAAAAACTGTAATCTTGACTCGACAAAACCCTAATGTATGGAACGCGTGTCCATGTTGGTTGGCCTAACGCCGGCAAAACTGCGCCTGTTCCATAACCTGTGTAAATTGGAGATCCCCAAAGAATTTTGCCCATCAGGTCAACGTTGCGCTCTTCTGTCGTGTTTTCGCTGATGTCGAAACGGTTGCTGCTCGCAACGGTCAGCCAATCTTTGCACGTCAATGTAACTGTTGAGTTAACACCATTGTCTCTGAATTGAGCGTCAGAAATTACGCCCTCAAATACGTCGTTTGATGACGAGTTTGGGCGTATGCGAATGGCGTTCGCTAACCAATCGGTGTTGGCAAAAGTGCCTGTGCCACCGCCTGAAGCAGGTGTGAATGCTCCGTTGTCGTTGTCAAGTGTGATTGAGGCCGCATATTTGCTGAAACGGCCAATGTTGAATTTAACTTTTGTTTGGAAACCTTGAGCGTATGACGTTAGATCGCTGGTGTTTGTTGCGTCAAATAGTTCGATTGTCCAGCCGTCGTAGATGCCCATTTCACCACATCACGTTTTGATCAAAGTTAACTGGAATTGCCCCGTTTTGGCGTTGTTCGCCTTGTAACCGGCGAATCACTTCGTCGATGTCAATGCCTTCAGGGAAGTAGTTGTTGACAACTTGATTGCTAAATCCCCCGCCAAAGTTTTGGCCGCCAAACATTGTGCCTGGTGTCATGCCAAGTTCAGGAAAGTTAAGATCAGCAAACGTTGCTGGCACATTGATTACCCCGCCAAGGTCAACAAGGTTCGCCATAAGCGTGTAGGCGCGTTCAAGGTCTCCTGTGTCAATTTCCAGTTTCAACACCTCAAAGAACGCATCAGATAAGTCGTCGCGTTCTCTGCGTAAATCTCGCAACGCCTCATAGGCAAGATTCTGTTGCTCTTCCCATTCTGCGGTGCCTTCTTTAACACCACGCAGCTGTGTCTCAATTTCTTTAAGTGTCTCAACAAACTCATCAGCTGCTTCTTGCCGGTCAAGCGAGTCAAAGAAACGATCAAGGCGTGTCGTCGCAGTTTCAACACCTTCGTTAAGTTTGTCTGTTTGCACGTTGACACGACCGAGCGTGCTTGCCCAATCGTCGCCGGCACGCCGCACACCTTTAATGGAATACATCAACGGTTCGATTGCTTTGTCTGCTGCTTTGCTTTCTTCTTCAAGTGCTCGCAACGATTTCTCTGCAAGATAATCAACACGTTCCGATGCTATTTCAACGTCGTCAGCGAACTTTGTTAGTTCAGGTATGTCAATGCCTGGAATCAGATTAATTGCTTTGATCAACAGGTTGATGCCGTCAATAGCGCCGTTGATCATCGTTTTGATAACGCCCCACGCTTGTTCAAATACCCATTTAAGTGCGTCTACAGCGCGCCCGAGAATGTTGAACTTAATTTGCAACACAACGATCGCTGCAATGATCGCGACGATGATGCCGATACCCGTAGCAACCCACAGCGCCGTAAACGAGCCGGCAAGCACCGAGTTCAGCGTGGCGGTGATGGCTTGCACCGTGTTGTAAATCGACATTGCTACGTTGAGCGCCACAATTGCACCGGCCAACGTGCCGACAACTGCACCGATGGTCACAATAAGATCTGTGTTGTTGCTAATGAAACCGGCCATTGATTCAAGGATTGGCAACAGTTGTTCGAGTACCGGTAGCAATGCTTCACCAATTGCGATTTTTGCCTGATTGATTTGAACGCCCATGCGTTCGAAACGGCCGGCAGCGGTTTCAGCGTCTTTTGCTACTGCCCCACCGAACGTGTCGGCAAGGCTGTTCATGATGTCGTCGAAACTGGCACCGTTTTCAATTGATTGGACTAGGCCGTAGTCAAGTTCTTCTAGTGGTGTAAGTACGCCTGTGAAACCTTCGGCCATGCGTTCAGCGACATCAAATACGTCGCGACCTGTGCCCACGCTTACATCCATTGCAAGGGCTAACAGTTCTTGTGCTTTGGACAGGTCGCCTGTGTGCCTTACAAGTATTGCAAGTGCCGGCCGTAGTTCGTTTGACGCGATACCTGATGCAAGTTCTTGTGCTCGAATGAAGTCTAGGGTTGCTTCGGTCTGTGCGATTGTCGCATCGGTTGATGCAAGGATTTGGCGTTCGAGTTCTGATTGGGCTCGCGCATCCTCGGTAGCGGCTTTAAGTGATAGACCGGCGGCCGCTGTTAAACCGGCAAGCGCAGCTGTGGCCGGCAGAAACGCTTGTTTCAATGCGTAGCCGGCTTTCGCGCCTGCGCCTTCTAGTTTCTTAAACTCTTTGATGGCACGGTCAAGGCCTTTGGCTTCGAACTCTGTAACTAATGGTATGCGTGCCATGTCATGCTGCCCTGTCTAATGCTTTTTCGAGTTCCAACGACCATTTATCGATAACGTCTTGCAGCTCTCTGTTCAGATAAAACAGGTTTTCTTCAACGGCCGGCCACAAATAGCGTGGTGATTCGCCGTGTTTGGCGTTGAGGTTGCGAATGAATGCACGGCCGCGTGCTGTGTCGGCTTGTGGGTGTCGGCCTGCGTTTTCGTAGATTGCGCCGGCACCGTCTTTTTGAATGATTGACAACAGGTTGATTTTGTTGTCGGGGCCAATAGGTCGAACATCTGTTTGGGCGACGATGCCTGAACGTGCTTTTTTTGTCCATGCACGGTCACCGCCGCTTGAGCGTGCCAACGTCCACTTGCCCCAGTTGGTTAGGGCTGTGGGTTGTGGTACAAGTTCGCGTGCTCGATCAACAACTGGTTTTGCAGCTGATTTCATTTCGCGTGGCAACAAGCGTGCTAGTTCGGGTTCTACCTTGCGGAGATAGCGCACAACGACACCGATGCCTTCTGTGTCGATTTCAACGCTTTTTAGCACGGTTCTGTTCTTTCACTACGTCATTTACGGTGTACAGGTCTTTCAGGTCGAACTCTATGTGATGAGGCCACCAACCAACGGCAACTAGCAGTTCTGCTAGTGCTCGTCGGTGGGTGCCTCGTTGGTAGGGCGTTCGTCGCCTTCTCCAATCACTTCGAGTTTCACAACTTTCTTCACAAAATCATCAAACACGGCTGGCACAACATGGCCAGCTTGTTTTGATGATTCGTAAGCCAGATAGGCAAGATCTTCCATTCCGATGCCTTGCGCTAGGTTGCTGGCTTTCGTTTTGAATTTTCTTTCCCATGCCACGATTGTGAACAGGTTGGTTTCTACCTGGTATTGGTCATCTGCTGTGGTGACTTGAATATTGAGTTGCATTGTCGGTGCTTTCTATGTTGTTAGGTCAGGGTGTCGTCGAGCGAACGTAGGTACCGCCGGCGAATGACAGGTCGATAGTCTGCAATGCACCGAGCGCGCCGTTGATCGGGGTGATACTGGCGAGGTACATGCCGGTAAACGTGTACTCAGGGTTATCTGTGCCAGCGGTGGTGCTGTCGGTTGCGTACACAACAACATCGGTTGTGGTGCCAACAAGCGCAGCAAGGTTCTCCTCGACCTCGCTGGTGCCATAAGCCAACATGAGCGTGCAAGTGACTTCATGGTTGCCGAGGCCGGCGGTGTACTTGCGAGCACCATCAGCAAACGAAGTTGCTTCAAGCTGTTCGAAGTTGATTGTGACGACCGCTGAGGTGCATTGGTCGCTGTAATCAACAGAGTTGATGAGCAAAGCCGGTTGGCTGAGCACGGTGGTTGTTGCCATTTCAGTTTCTCCTTGTTGAAACTCTGACCGTTAGGTCGTATGCGGGGATTTGTTG